GTTATCGGAAGATGCGGACAGAATAGCCACTTGCTCTTCTGCTGTCGCATCACGCAAACACATCTCATTTTTCTCGACATCGTAATAAGCAATCTGCATATTAACCTCACACTTTTGAATAGCCATAGACTGTAATCGAACCTACAGCATTGAAATTACTAGCAGACAACCAAAGTAATTGGAAACCAGTAACGATATTTGCACGATTAAACACCGTATTTTGTTGTGTAGAAATAAATCCAGGCGTTGCAACACGTTGAGATATTCCACAAGAAAGAATTTGTTTTGCTCTTACAGAATCATTTACATTCAAAATATCGATTGTAAATGATGCTCCACTACCAGCAGTTGTAGTTGCTCCCCCTGTAACTGATGCAGAGGTTGCAGATGCGGTAATAGTTGTTCCACTGGGAAGACCGCCATAATAATTACTAGTTGAATCAGCAGCATTAGTAACTGCCATGCGTAAAATCAGCGCATCGTCAGCAGCGGGTGTAATCCCATCAATGATAACCCGATAGTTGTCATATGTGCTGTTGAATAGGCTCAGGAAATCAGCAGTAGCTGCCGCTGATGGAGTGACTGGGCCAGCGATCTTAACAAGCCCTGGCGTAGTTACCACTAAAGCACGACCGCTAAATGCTTCATAGCTCACAACACGCGCATTTGCCCCGTCACCGCGTACTCGCATAGTATCGCCGGGGGCAGTCGTAATATTGGCATTCGACGGAAGAATAAGACTAGCGCTATTAACTAATGTAAGAATACCGTCAAACACAACGGTACGCTCAGCACCAGAAGGAATAGTAATAGCACTGATATTCGTCGTTCCGGTAACATGGACAAGATTACCAGTTGCTGTCGTAAGATTAATAGTCGCAGCACTTGCGATATCAGCGCCTTTGACTTCATTTACTGCGAATCCAGTAAATGTTACGCTGAACGACGCGACAGTACCGCTAGAAATAAGAAAACCAAGTGATTGTGCAGGTAATGCCGAGCTGAATGCTACCTGATTAACAAATGCAGTCGTCGCTAATAGAAGGCTATTATTCCCATTAGGCGGACTAGTCGTGGCAGATGGAGTAACAAATGTCGGATTGTTAAATACCTGGGTGTAATTAACAGAATCTGTAGTATTTACACCATTTGCCAATCCGGTAATCTTGAATCCGCCAGCAGGGATATTAGCAAGCCATGGAGATTGCCCATCACGCGTGACGCAATTGGTCAAGCCAGCAGCAATATCATTGCTATCAGTGTCTGTGCGAGTTGCATCAACGAAGATACCATTAGCGGCATCTTGCACCCATTGGTAAACCCTAACGAATACGCCTGTTCCTGAAAATGGCAAAATACACCTCGCATTCTTTGCTAAACTGCTGTCATTGTAATTCCAAAATAAAACATATGGAACCTTGGCTCATTGCGCTACTTCTTCGACCATTTATTGCGCTGGTCGTTCTTGGCTTTATCGCACTTCCCATAAAATTAGCAGTTGAGCGCTATATGAAGCCATGCAAACTGAAGTCATTCCTATTGCTGCCCCTGAATGATTCCAGGTAGCGCGAACGCCGATCCCTGAGCACCCATACGCAATACTTCTGCAATCTTGCTTGGCGGGACGCCTGCATTCCTCAACGCTTCCGCAGTCTTCTTTGGATCACGCAGCGTATCGGCTAGTATATTGCGCATAGCCTCATCGCTCTGCCCATAGAGGAAGTTACCAGCAGCTTTCGCATAACCGCCTGGCACTCGGGCGATAGAGCCAATCCAGCTTGGCAAACCAGCCTCATTAATCAAATTCGACATTGCCATCTTTTGCACGGTATCCGAGCCAACGCCACGCCCTGCATTCTGCGCAGCAGCGCGCATAGCGGAATCGGATACGACACCTTGCAGCGATGCCATTTGCTCTGGCGTCATGATGTTTTCAAGCTTGGCGTTTTTCATGCCTGTAACGCTCTTAGCTAGCTGATCACCATTGCGCAAAGCTTGGGCCAGTGCATCGGCGCGAGACTTGAATGGGATTGTGGTCGCATCAGCCAATGCAGGAACGAAGCGGTTATACAACTCTTGCCCGATATCCTGCTGGCTAATTGGCTTGCTCATTTCAGCGAAAGTCTGACGCGCCTGACCATATTCGGGAATCTGCGCCTCAAGCTGACTCAGAAACTCATTTCGTGTCGCATCCGCAGCCGCTTTCTTCGCGCCCATGAACCCCTGTTGCGGGTCCATAATTGCGGTATCAAGGCCCATTTTTAGGTCATGCAAAGCTTGTCCGGTATATCCTGGCTGACCATTCGGCAAAGTAGCGCCGAAAGTACCACCACGTTCTGCGGCAAGATCGCTTGCAGCACGGCTAGCCGCTTGCATCGATGGGCGCTGCATCAGTGCCTCAAATTCTGGCGTAGGATTGAACGTGGCTTTCGTAGCTGCCTCATAAAGTGGAGCCGTAGCCGATTCACGCGCTGCTACTGCTGCTGCACGTTGCTCTGGCGTTCCTGCTACACCTCGTAGAGCATTCACTAATGCTGCCTGTTGCCCAGTATCGACAGCGCCGAACTCTGAAGGCTGAATTGCCCGCGCAGCACGCTCAAGAGAAGCCAATCCAGCATCATCGGCCAGTTGCCCAGCGGTCGCCTCAAATCCTGGCGTTGCAGCGGTTCGTGTAGCCAGATTCTGCGCGGCTTGCTCAGGATTAGACGCAGCACGTCGCAGAGCCTTCGCGACAATGCGGCCTCGACCTGCTTCGGTAATTGGATCGATAAGCGCTGCTTTGCCAATCTTTGCAGCTTTAACAGTAGTCGGCACAGCAGCTCCAAATAGAGCGCCAGTGCCAATATTCTGCAGTCGGCTATCCTTTTCACCTACTGGCTGCAAAGCGCCTTGCGCGGCCCCTAGAAGCGCTGCACCACCGATCGTATTCGCGCCAGGGATAAAGGCCGTTGGAAGCGCTGCCAAGACAGAACCGCCAACATTGCCGGCAGTGCCTGCACCAGTTCGCATTAATGGCGCGTCTAGACGGCGTGATTCTTCAATATCAGCAGCGGTTGGTAAGCCAAGATTGTTAGCAGTTGATTCAGGAAGAATACCGCGCAACATTTGACCAGCACCACGCCCCAAATCGACTACAGCCTTACCAGCGCCAGCTTTCGCTAATTCCCATTGGGACATTCCCTCCGTGGGGTCGATTGGCTTCGAAGGCGCTACAACGCTTCGTTGGCGTCGAATTTCAGCCGCAAGCATCTGTGCTGCCTGAACATCGCCAGCGGCATCAGCATTGCGTAGTGCATTCTCAAGTTGAGAAATATCAGCCATTAGCGGCCTCCGCCATATTTGTTAAGCAGATCATCGATACTTGCAGGCTTTGCGCCACCTTTAGTTTGTTTGAGCGCTTCCGTTGCCATGCTGCTTTGATTCTGTTGCAGATATTTCTGATTGAGACGAAGAATCGTATCTGCTGCTGCCGCCTTAACATCAGAAGGAACGGAAGGATCACCGATACGGCCCGCCATTTCTTTATAAAGCAAAACATCTTTATCGGATTGTGGGCCGGACATTTTGGGTTGCTTCGATACAAGTTGACCGCCAATCGCGGCCAATCGAGCAGCATCACGACCAGCATTGGTAGATTGCCCAACCAGTCCAAGCGCAGCATCCCGCAGATTGCCCGCAGTGCTGCCCGTTGCGCTTTGAATATATGGCGAAGCTTCCTGAAGCAGATTCACTACCGATTGAGCATCAGCAATACGTTGTTGCGCCTCTGGTGATTGGGCGTTCTTTGCCAGATCCTTAGCCAATTCCACAGTGTTGCGCGCTTGACCAACTTGCAGTTCTTTCTGCGCTTCGGATTGAAGCGGAATACCCATCTGTTGCGGCTGCTGTCCACCGCTACGCATCCATTCATTAACAGCTTGCATTACTTGTGGATCACGACTGGCTTGAGCAGCTTGAATGATTTGTTGAGGCGTTTTGCCTGATAGATTGATCGATACGCCATTCGATGCCTGGAAATTGACTGGCGCATTAGCTTGTGGTTGACGGCCACCACCAGCCAATTGAGCAGCTTGTTCTTCAGTAAGCAGAACTGGGCCATTAGGCGTATTAACCGTGATGGTATTGTAACCAGCTCGTCCTGCTGCCTCTGCTCTTGCTTTCTCACCAGCGATTTGGGGCAACACGTCCGATCCTGCAATGCGGCTAACTTGTGGCTGTCCATTGGGCCCAAATCCACCTTGCACACCATTTGCGAAATCGGGTGCGGCTGCAACAAATTGTCCAGTTTGTGGATTAAATACGCTAGTTCCGGCGGCTACGTTCGTAACGCCACCTGCCACTTCTTTGCCTAGTCGTGCTTTACCAAATGCCGTAGGATCAATTCCTTGTGCAATAAGATTGCGTGTTTCTTCTGGCGTAGTTAGTTCGTTTTCCAATAATTTTTTCGCCAATGCTGGATCATAAGAATTTGCTGCTAGGATCTTGGCCCATCGACTCTTTGTGGCTTGATCTACTTTTGAAGTTGGCGGCTCTTCAGTCAGACCATTTCCTAATTGAATCGGCTCTTGACTTTGATCGAAAGTGCCGGCAGGAGCTAAAGCACGCAAAGCTGCAGCTTGGCGTTGTGCCGATGCTTGCCCAAGAGCGGCTTCATCTGCCGCATTTTGTGATTGCGCTTGATTCGCTAATCCAGCCTGGGCGAGCTTAATAGCTCCCAGCCAAGGACTAGTAGGAACAACCCGGCCCGAAACCATTTGAGATTCGATAGGAGCAAGAGATTGCGCACGCAATGCATCAGCAATTTGTTGACGACGTGCGAGATCAATCTGTTGAGCCTGCAGATCCTGCTGGCTTGGTCCGAAACTAATTGTATTGACATTAGCCATTTATAGACCTCCAGACAGAAGCAATGAAGAAAGTCCTTTGGAAATACCGCCAAAATTACCAAGTGCCGCTGATCCAAGACCAAATAGACCACCAGTCAACGCATTATTTCCTGCTTGCTGAGCATTATAGTTTGCCAATTGACCTTGATATTGTTGATTATAAAGATTTGCAATATCAGTATTTCCAACTAAAGCTTGTGGAACTCCGGAAAATTGAGGAGCAGTTACTTGTGATCCAGAACGAATTGCATTCAATTCATTCAATGGTTGTTGACGTAAATAATTCTGCTCATTGATATACTGATTTCGGCCTTGATTTTGCAAATTAGCATTTGCCATGGATTGATTAAATCCGGCATTTTGATTAAATGATGCCTGATTAAATCCTTGTGCTTGCGCAGCATTATGGAACTGAGCATTTTGCAATGCTTGGTTATATGCATTCTGATTTGACGCAAGACCAATATTAAACAATCGAGATTGTTCCGCTCCACCACCAGTAATTGCGCTATTCCTTGCATTATTATATGCAAATTCCTTGTTTCGGCTAAAATCACCAACCGCTCGATTCCAGGCATCAGAATTTTGTGCAATCCCTTGCGAAATAAGTTTTTTCTCAAGATCAGATTGATCTTGCTTCCACTGGGGATCAAGGAATGAAGTTTGCTGATTATATAAAGAATCTCTTTGTGTCTGCAGATCCTTGACAAGATCCTGGCCACCAATCAAAGATGGGATTCTGCTCATATCCACATCATTTTGGATTGATCCATATGAAACAGGCCGATAATTACCAAGACTCAATGTTTGAGATGGCGCATTATCGTAATTGAATGGCTTGCTCAATGTATCCGATGTTGAGTTAAGCTGGTTTAGCCCAAGATTCGCCAATGCCTGACTGATTGAATTATTAGAATTCAATAGCTGTTGTTGTTCAGGCGATAAATTAATGGTTTGTGTATATTTCGGAATACCATTGGCGTCAACGCCATTTTGAGTATAAGTCAAATTACCCCATGGCGTAACTTGATCAATACGATTCAAAGCCGCATTAGCAATTGCCGTATCTTTATTTTGCTGAGTCTGAGCAGCAGCAACCACATTTGGATCGGGTGGGGTTGGTGCTTTAGGGCTACTTTTACCCATGATTATGTCCTTATATCCATTTGCATTCATCGCGCAGCATTCCATACACTACGCAATCATCATCACAAAATCCTTTTCGCATAATTCCTTCCTGAGTAAATCCAACTCGCTCAAGGAATTGGCGCGTATGGACGTTCTTGGATGGCGTCAATGCCGTAACACGTATGCATCCAAGCTGCGAAAACGGATATCTAAAAATAGCTTCTAAAGCTTTCTTACTTAACCAATGTTTGTCATCTGCTGCACATGACATTTGAATATCATTGTCTCTATATTCATGATAGACCACAGCCCCCAACGGTTGCCCATTTTCAGATTGCACGCCAATAGTCATCATGTTACTGAATTCTGAGACATGAGGAATTCTATCTGAAACCCATTTTGCTATGGCTTTGTTTGCTTCGCCAGTCGCAAAAATAAGTTTCATAGAACACCACCTAGCCTAAAGACATATGTAACAGCTTGCCAATTGGTAGCACTCATGTTGTTCACGATCCGCATATGGAGTGCGCCGGCATTACCGACACCAGTCAGACCCTGCCAATCAGTTTTTGTGCTGACACCTGGACTCCATGGGAATGTGTTCCAAAGCTTTGTATTCCATAAAGTACCGCCAGTTCCGCTAAAAGTTGGATTCGCAATCGGATAATTGTCGTTGAAATCCATATCAATCCCAAGCGTAGCAGTCATATTGCCAGTGAGATTGAAAATTGGCTGAGCCATGGTCACATGCTTTTTCCTGCCTGGTGCTCCGAAATATTGAAAAGCAGTCTTTGCCTCGCCAAAGATATAACCACCATCATCAGAATAACCAGTATCTGCTTTTGCTACATATGCGGAACCAGCAATAACATTCGATCCGAAATAGAGATCATTGCCAAGAATTTCAAATGTGTTTGCATTCCAATTCGTGAATTTGCACCACGAATTATTGACTACATTCATCACATATTGGTATTGATTGGCGTTCTGTACTTGCGGAATATTGACGAATATCTTATTACCAGTTGGATAATAGATTGCATGGAACCCGAAATTATTAAAATAATTTTCGGTGTCGCTGTTGACCAATACTGAGATTTTATCGCTCAGTGAATCGCGCAATTGAGCACGATCAGTCAAAAGAGACTTCGATAATGCGGTAAACCCATCCGTGGTCAGCAAAATAACATCAGAGCCATAGCGAGTATAGAAACGCCTGCCTGGGGGGCGTCCAACGAAGAAATGGCCTGCTTTAGTCCAATTGGCGGCATTGCTAGGATCGGTGCCGGCATACATTAAAACTTCGCCTTCTGTCGAAATGAAGCAAGCATATTCCTGGATGCCTGCAGCATTATCAATTGTCCATGTCACCATAGCCTGTAGAGAACCGCCGAGATTCATCAATGAGCCAAAGTCAAAGACTTGTGCTGCACCAGAAATAGCATTAGGCGCGAGGAACCATATTTTCAGCGTGTTCTTTTCGACAAAGAACAAGCGATTAGCATAGATGTTCAGGTGAATCAGATTGCGCGCATCCACTCCCGTAATGGCAGGAGTGACAATGAATGTCCCGGTTACGGTCGCATTGGTTGCCGGAACCGCGCTCATTGTATAAGTGAACGTGGTAGGACTGGTGACGGTAATTACAAATGTCCCATTATATTCATTCGGATTTGCACCAGAAACGATAATGGTCGTGCCAGTCGTCAGATTGTGTGGAGTGCTAGTTGTATATGTCGCCGTAGTACCCACAAAGGTAATCGAGACTGGACGCTGAACAATCGTATATGTCCCGGTAATCGTTGCATTGCTGCCAGGGACTTTGACAAACGTTCCTACAGGAGCCGCATTAGAGCCCGGATCGCTCTGCATGTTATAGGTGAATGTCGTCGCGCCAGTAACAGTGACTTGGAACGTACCGTTAAAGGCCGCTGGTGTCGCGCCAGAGACTAGAACGAAGTCACCCGTCACAAGATTGTGCGGAGTGCCAGAAGTCAGCGTAGCGAGCGTTCCAACGCGTGTAAGCGTGCTTGTCGTCTGGTTGACGACATATTGCCCGACAGTCGTTGCATTAGTCGCTGGCGTGCCACCCATCGTATAAGTGAATGTAGTAGCACTTACGACCGTGATATTCGATGTGGCATTGTATGTAGCCGGCGCAGCACCAGAAACCGTGATGTTGTTGTTAGTGCTCAGGCCATGCGGGAAGATCGTCGTGACGGTCGCGGTCGTTCCGGAGAACGTGATAGATGCGATCGCATATTGGCCCATCACATAAGTAAATGTATTCGCTCCCGTCGAAGTGATCACATACGCACCGTTATACATCGATGGTGTAGCGCCCGTCAGACTGATAATCGTGCCAGTCGAGAGCAAATGAGGCGCGCTGGTCGTTGCAGTAGCCGTACTGCCCGAATAAGTAATCGTGTTGATTGTCTGCGAGCCAAGGCCAGAAACAGCTTTCCAAATCGTGCCATCATAGATGCGCGGATAATCAGCGCCATTCACGGCATAAAGGAATGATCCGCCTGGCGTCGTGAAGTTCACATGCTGCCAGCGCGCATTGGTCAATCCAGTTACAACAGCCGCACCTACGGCACCTTGGGCCGTGGCGTCATAGAAAGAGGTTCCTGATGCAGCAAAGAGCTTGCTTGTTCCGCCAGCGTTATAAGCCATCAAGCTTTCTACTGCAGCCGAATAACCAGTTGACCAACGAACGAATCCCTTACGCAGCTCTACGCTGGTTGTATTGGGGAAAAAGTTGGTCAGAATAGTGGCATCAGTCGGCGGCATGGCCGCGAGCGCATCACGCGCATTCAAGCCCCCCGTAGGGGCAGGAAGCGTGAGAGTCTGTGCCGGAGGTTGTTGCGGCGGTCGTTTTTGGCGAGGAATGAACATAAGTTAATTCCCATAGCCGCTGTCAGGGACATTTTCCCACCCAATCAACGTGTTGAGAGGATCTGGAGCCATATGCAATGTCGCGCTGCCCGAATCATTCGCCTTGGCGATCGACCAGAGATTTTCAAACTCTGAGGTATATTGATCGCCGAAACCTTTAGCCTGGTAATAGGCATTCTTCAGCCCGACAATAATCAGGCCATCAGGGAAGATACAAGTATCTGTATCAGCAGTGAAATACTGCTTACGATTGCCGGTGGCATCAAATACTGCGCCATTACTGATGTATTCAAAGCCGAGATATTCCGGCGAGCTAACTGCGGGCCAGATTTGGAAGAATCCGCCGAGATAAGTCCATCGAATACGTGGGCCAGTCGAAATATAGCCTGACTTCAGCCATTGCCATTGTTGCGGAGTTTCAGGACCAAGCATTTCCCAATGCTTCGACTTGTCCCATTGGGTACGATCAACAGGACGGTCATAATCGGCCGGCATGGAATATTTCGTTTTGCAGAAGGTAATCGGAATATTCGTCCCCGATGCACTAGCTGCTTGCGTCATCGTTACCTGAGTCGCGGAATCCTTGGTTTGAATATACGTATCGTTATTCACGCCAGTGGCGACGATCTGATAGGTATTATCCAAGCCAGTCGTATTCGCGATATTCGTGATGATTGGGCTATTAGCCGCGACAGTCCCGGTAGTCTGCAGGAATTGCGTGGTAAAGCGATATTCAACACGAAGAGACTGCCAGATGTAATCACGCTGCAAATCACTCAGGACGCGATTCAACAGTGCAAAAAGCTGGATCGTATCGGTAGAAGTTGAGCCAGCTACTAGCGTCGGAACTGGGATTGCCATTTCCTGTGTCGCAGCCTGGATGATTTGCAGCATGGTTTTCATCGATTAACTTTCCTTTGGCGGTCGGCCACGGCGCGGCGCTTCCTCAGATTTTACTTCTTCCTGAGTAACTTGAGTTTGATTTGCCAGCATTTCAAAATGCGCCTGCATTTTCTGCATTTGATCGCGCATCGCCTGATTCTCAGCTTCCATTGCTTTCAGACGTTCATCGCTCTTAGCTGCTGCCGATTCATCAGACGCCAGTTTCAAATAGCGTTGAGCAGCCTCACGGAAAGCATATGGCGACATGCCGGCCAGCATACCAATCTGCTGAATATTGGAATCCGATGCATTTGCAATATCCTCAACGGAGAGGAATTTCAAAGCGCGCAATTCTTCAGCTTGGGCAGGAGTAATACGCGGCCACTGATTGATCGGAGTCTTGCCAGCCAAACGCTGATCGCCCTGCATCTTGTTCTGATAATGCGCCCATTGCAGCGGGAAACGGCGTTTATGATCCTCGCGCACGAATGTTTCAACGATGTTCTTATCGTCGCCTGGTACATAGATGCGCACCATATCGCAATCATCGAAGATCGGACGACCTTCCTGCTCAGTTTTGAAGTTATTCTTCAGCGGCTTGCTAAAGAACACCACAGACAGTCGCGCATCAGGATTAGATGCGCCGACAAACTCAGGATTATTCAGGTCGGAAGCTAGCATGTTACTCATTTGTGATTTCCCTTCAAGTAATTGAGGTAGTCATTAGAAAAATGGGGAGCGAACTCCCCACGAATTACGCGCTGACGATAGCGAAGTAATTGCCGTCGCCGCGAGCAAGGAACAATGCGGATTTACCGCTAGCGACAGAAACTGCCGCATTCGTCGCTGCAAGACCGATCTTGAAGCCTACTGGCGGATAAACAGACAGCGCATTAGCGCCATTGTTCACTACCACCAGAGCATCACCACCAGTCACGCGAAAACCAGTTGCAGGCAAAACAGCACCAGTGCTCGCGGCTGCTGTGGTGAACTCAGTAGTTGCGGCGGTCAGTGCGAATGCAGTTGCTTGACTGTTGCCCGTTGCGGTCTGCCCGAGTTGCTGCAAACCACCGATTGCTTGTGCGGCAGGCCAGGAAATACCTGCACCCATCATGTCCGTCTGAAAACCTAGCATGTTGTTCTCCTTTGAGAAGAATGGGGCCGAAGCCCCATTTATTAGGTAATCGCGCCCTGTGCGTGCGGACGATTAATCTCAACAACAGCTTGGTTCGCAGCAGGAGTGCCAGTAGCAGTCACGTTGATTGCACCGAGAACTTGAGTGCCAGCGGCGGCAGTCGAGGTCAATTGACCAGAACCAGCCAGATATACCGGAGCCGGACCAGCAGCCAGAGTGCCATTAGTAGCGCAAACTGCATTGCCATAGACCTGATACCAGCCATACTGACCAGCCACGTTTACCGACATTGCCACCGCGATAGGACGAGCCTGGTTAGCAGTGTTTGCCGCCAGCGTGGTTTGGCCGGTTGGCGTGCCAGTGGTATTGCCCACATAGGTAACTACCGAGCCGACAACGGTCGAAGCAACACCCAGCAGATAAATAAATTCGCCAGCGCCATAAACAGGATCTACAGCGCTGACAATCATGCCGATTGGGTGATTTTTGACCGTGTCAGTCACGGCGATAGGCTGGAAGCCAGCCAGGGGATTTTGAATAGTGTAAGCCATGTTATTTCTCCTTAACTGTTTCCATCAGGAAATCAAAACGCCCTGGAATTGCGAGCCAGAAACGGTCAGATTGCCAGCCCAGCCATACAGACGCACAATCGCATCCTGGTTCACGGCTTGACGTTCGCCACCGATTGGCACGAAGTTACGGTCTTTATGTGGACGGAAGAAGATGTATTTGGTGTTCAGGAACCACATGTGATTTGCAGTTGCTGCAGCACCGATACCACCATCCAGAACCACATCAGCCGAAGTACCGCCGCCATAGAATTTCAGGCTAGCGAAACCAGCGCCAGCATCACCGGAGCCGTCCGAAGTAACACGCTGGATAGCTTGCAGCGAGTTGGCATACAGAGCGTAATAGTTGGTATCTGCAACGATCAGATCGGGCATATCAGTACCGCGAACCAGTTGCAGAGCCAGCTTGGTCATGTATTGCTGAATGTTCGCTACCGAAACAGCGGCACCGCCATCAGTCACGCCGGAAAACTTACGTGGTTGCCAGAAGGTCCATGTTGCACGGTCAATGCCGCCATAAGTGCCAGTGGTTGGTACATCAGGTACGGCAGCTGCCAGGCCGGTAATATTCTTACCGCCATTGCCGGTACCATCCTGATAGATGTCCGAACCGATACGGTTCAGCAGACGAGCTTCGGAAACCATCATACGACCGTCCAGCAGGTCAATGATTTGTTCTTTACCGCTGTTTTGCAGCATTTCCAAGCCAGACATCGTCACAGCATCGGCATATTGCTTGATGCTGTATTGAGCAGCCGAAATCGGGCTATCTGGCGAAATATTGATCGCTTCATAGCCAGAGTAAGATGCGCTGTTATCCGTTGCCGGATCGTTATACATGATTTCTTCCAAAATCACGTTACCACCGGAGAATGGTCGAACATTGCCACGCGCTTTCAAGCGACGCAGCAGCGCATTGTTGTTGGTCAAGTTGTCGGCCAGTTCACCAGAGCGGCTCTGGATCGTGGTCGCGATGATATCGGTAATTTGAGAGTTGGCAAAAGCCATGATATTTCTCCTTTAGACAGATCAAACTCGGCCAGGCTCAACGGAATCAAATGCTTCCATCAGAGCACCGCGCCTATCCTTTGCGGTAGGGACTGGAATCATTGTGCTAGGAGTAGCACTTTTTACCTGTCCACCACTCGCTTTCGCTTTCGCGACTTGAACTGCTTTGGCCTGTTGCTGAGTCTGCAGATTGGCTTGAGCTACTCGCTCTTGTTCAGCTTTCCATGCATCATCAGACAGCCTTACAGCCTTCGCATAAGCGTCATCAAGGTCTTGAGCACGACCTGCCTCTAGTAATAGGGCCATGTCCTCGCGTACCTGCTCAAAGTGCGGATACTTAGCGGCATCCGTAAACTTTGCCAATTCTTGTTGCACTACTGCTTGTTCCTGCTGCTCGCGCCAGTTAGTGACGCCACTTACTTGCTGCTTAATATTTTGAAGCTCTTGCATCAATTGCATGGCAACCGGATCGACTTGACCTTGCTGCGCCTGATGAACTGCTGCCAATGGGACGCCATATTCTTGCGCCAATTGGCTGAACATCTGCAATTTCTGCTCTGGCGTACCCATCACGAGAGTGCGATGGGCATTACCAAGATTCTTAATCCATGTAGCCGGCTGAATGTTGTTCTGCTGCAGAATTGGCATGAACTCATTCATTACACTCGTAAGCTCGCGGGCCTGTTCTGCTTCGCCCTTGTAAGCCGTTACGCCTGCTGCATATTGCTTTTCACGCTCAAAGTTATATTCGTACAGCTTACGTGCTTCTTCGGCGCTGAGCGCTTCACCACGACCCAATTTGTCCTGCAATGGGCGATATTCTTTGCGCCAGGTAGTCAGCTCTCGCTGGGTCATTTGCTGCTCATCAGGCGTCAACGGCTCTTTTGGAGCTTCGGCCTTTGGAGTTTCAGGAGCAAATTTACCCTGCTCATCCCGATTGCGATCAATTACAGGCTTAGTTTCTACTTCTGGAGTTTCCAGATTATCAAAACTAGCCGCAAGCATATCACGTCGAGATTCGGGCTGATCTACTTCGTTTTCGAGTTCCATTTAAATCCTCTCAAGTAATCGAGAAAGAGTTATTTCAATTTTTCATTTATCGTGCGGATAAGAGTATCTTTTAATCCAGGCGGTGGCGCAATATGTTTCTTTGGTGCTGGTAATTTCTCATTACCTACTTCTACTACATTATGTTGCTTTAAATGTGCCCGATGCTGACTGCGACTAGTAATCCAACTTCCATCGCACATACTCTGATAAGGCTGAATATCGGCAGTAACCATTGATGCAACAATCTTGCGCTGCATGGTAACTCCGCAATGCTGAGGCAAATTCTCATCCATCTTGGAGATAGGGCGATAAATATCCTCTTCATGACCGCATTGGCACATCATGGCGTAAATCGGCATTATTGCGGCTCCTGAGAGGCATTTTCAGCGGCAGTAACTTGGGAAGCTTGCAGTGTAGTTTGCGCGCCAATCTCAGCCACTTCAATTCTATTAGCGTTTTCCATGGCTTTAATCAGCAATTGCACTTGACCACGCATTGCTTCCAATTCTTTAGCATTAGCCTGTCGCTGCATTTCCAATTGGGCTTCAAGGCGTGCTTCCAATTGAGAACGTTGAGCTTCCAATTGATTGCGATTCTGTTCCTCTTGCGCCTGGAATTGCTGGCGAGCCAATTCAAGCTCTTTCTCTGCTTGAATCTCACGGTCTTTCAGCATGGCTTGCAATTGAGCTTTCTGTTGTTCAGCCTGGGCGTTAGCTTGTGCTGCCAATTCTTCTTTGCTTGGCTTCGGCTGCGGATTCTGCGCCTCTTGAGTCAATTGGTCGATCATCTGATCAATCGCACCCTCTACCGTTTTACCAACTTTGAAACCACTTACGCCATATTTCAGGAGCAGAGCAGATAAAGGAGCCAGTTGTGGAGCTTGCTGTACAGCAGCCATGGCATCACGCAGGAAGCCAGAAACGGCCCCCAAAAATTGAACACGGTCATTCTTTTCCTGTTCCTCATTCATCTGCACCATGGAATCACTGGAAACCTCGATACGGAAGCCCATTAGCGGGCCTTCGTTCGTTTCAGCTTCGGGATTCATTGCGCGATCGCCCATCAGCAATTGAACGGCTGGGCCAACCAATTGTTGATCGGATGGCTGCAATTGCTGGGCCGATGCAATCTTGAGGAAGTTTTCAGGCTGGAAATGCTTGCAGATGATCTGCGCTTTGATCTGGAGCAGCTCAGTTGCAAATTTGACAACCGCCTCTTGGTTAGAGCGCAGACGCATACTGCCGAACTGACCTTTCAGCTTCTGAGCGCCGTAAGTCTCCTGTGGGTCAGAGGAACCACGCACGATATCCGAGATCCCCATCAGCTCGTAAATCTCGTTCTTGACTGCATCCATCGCGGCATAGGCTTCGTTCAGCGCCTGGACAATGGGAGCAATATCAAACAAGTCGATCGAGCCTTTAAGCCCCGCTTTCTCGGAGAAGTTCTGGAAGCTCTTGACCGGGATCAGATCGCCATTTCCTGCTTCCTTAAATAGTCGGGCCAGTTCAGGGATAGATGCGTCATAGACGCCCTTCACCACCAGCATCTTAATCAGGCCATCAATGCGGACAGCCAATTTGTTAAGCTGCTGCGCCTGATCTTGATACTGCTTATAGTCAGGAACAGGGATCAGCGTATCGCTGGTCAGCGTGGCATAGAGAGGGCGAGGGCATGGGAAGAAGCATTCCAGCTTCAGCGGATCGGGACGCTCATCAATGATCTGTTTCAGCGTCTTAGAGAACCAAATAGCTTTCTGATTCTCTTTGTCCCAAATCTCATAGATACAGGCCTGGGATTTAGCATCTTGGCTGCTGTTTTGCGTGAAATTACCGTTATTGATCGCATCCGGTTTGGTATCCAGTGGAATGCGATAGGCAATCTCTTCGCCAAAGCGCTTAATCAGCGCGTCACGATTCATGTATACCTTGCGCCATACTGCCGGCACCTCTTCCCATGTGCGCGCAATGACGTGCCCAAAATCCTTCCAGTGGACATAATCTACCGGGCAGCATTCGTATTCAATCTCTTCGATTTGCTCGCCCACAACACCTGCGTCAGCATCATCGGTGACTTGCAATCCATCTTCTGGCTCGCCTGGCAGAGCAACAATATGCGGCTCATAGCGCACCCATGCCTGTCCTCGACCACCCAAGAATCGATCACGCACGCAGTTTTCCATTGCTGCGCCGTAATCTGGATAGTGGTCTACTTCAAAGGATAGAGCACGCTCAAGCAACAGAGCTGCAACCCGGCCCACTGGATCAGTGTCGCGGTAGCGGCGGGATACGTCAGGTTTGGGAAGTCGGGAGAATACTGCGGGCAGCAGCGTTTGAATGTTGGACCAGAGAATATTGAAATTGACCGCTTGAGTATTCCGATTATCCGCATTGCTGTCGAAATCACGGTAAATCTTGACGATTTTCTCGGCGCGATTCTCCCATTTCTTGAATTCGCGCTCATAAGCAGCAATGGCCTCTACCCACTTTTGGGAAGGACTGGTAACAATATCGCGATTATCAGTAGTAGCCATTTAAATGCGCCCTGGTTCTCTTTTAGGCGTCGAAGCCCACATTTCCTCAAGTGTAACATTATTTTTGCCGATGCCGACAAAGATGGCTCGCATATCCTCTGGTTTTTGAGGTGGCGGTTCAGCTTGTTGCATTATCTGGCAGCCATAACTAAATCCATCGCCATCATGGGATGACCAATCGTGAACAGGATCAGATCCGAATATCTTGGCTTCTTCGTCATATTCATAGCGCCAATTGCGTAGACCATCTAATCCACGCTCGCATTTAGTCTGATTGAATTTAACTTTGCCAATCATCACCCTAGCAGCATTAACACGGTCAGCAATAGAAGATCGGGGAACCATAGCCACATATTTAGTGCCGAATTTCTCGATGAATATCTCAACCGCGCTATGCTTTGCGCTAAATGTCTTAGCCCTAGCATCATGTGGCATCCAGATCCTGCCTAAAGCTGGCTTTCCCTCGCTGGTCTTATAAGCCTCAAGCATATTTTTCAGCTTATAGCACCATTCCTCCGCATCAATCGCCCATCCACTGGCATAATCGATGATCTGATAGCCGCCAATCTGTGGTTGCCAGAACCACCAAGTAGCTGTGTCGCGTCGGCCCAAGTCACAAGTAATCTCGATTGGCGCACCGTAGGGATCGTATTGGACTTCATCACTGACTCGGCCTTCTTTCTCTGCTGCAGCGATAGAACGAGCCAGGATTGCGCCCATGATTGCCGCATCGAAGGAACAGAGATATTCCTGTTCAAATTTGGCTCGCCCGTAATCTTCACCGAATGAATCGACATATTCCTTCAGCTCAGCCGCGAGTTGTGCGGGCGTCATTGTTCGGACGTCGTAAGCATCCAGGCGCTGAGCAAATACGTCTAAGCCAGCGCGCATGTTCTTTTCAGCCGCTGCGAATGTCGTATAAGCGTGATTCCTGCCGCGTGGAGTGGTGATGAAGGCTTGCCAACCGTTATTTTCAGCGATGATAGGACGGAGATATGCGCGGACGTTTGGATTCGATAGCGCCCATTCCGAATAGACAATGCCCGCAGGTGTGGTGCCGACCAAGCTATCCGGGTTATCTGAGCCTACGACCTGCCACGTGCTGCCATTGATAAACTCAATGGTCATTTTGGTGTTGTCAGTGCGCTTTCTCAGTTCTAGCGGGAAAGCTTCATCAATGCGCTTCTTACCAGTGCTCGGATTAACCGCATCCCAAATTGCCTTACGCGCCTGGTTGTACTCGGGAAGCATATGCCAGTAGTTGGCAACACGCTCAAATGAAGCGCATGCCGCCCAATGAAGGCAGACAGCATCCTTACCAGCTCGGCGCGGCCAAATGAGCTCAGCATGCCGCCCGCCATTTTCCAAATATGACCAAGCGGCCATTTGATATTCGCGTGGCCGCCATTCATTCGGAAGCTGGATAATGCTCAAAGTAGAACTTCCTGTCCTGGCCTAGCCGTGAATGTCGGTGTCCCTGTATTATTCTCAGTCACTAGTTGAACCCACATGCCAGCAGGAATCACACCATTTAGTGTAGCAGTGACATTTTGTGTCAGTGCCAAGCCAATAGTAAGCGTACCAGTCTGCCCATTGACAAATCTTGTCACTTCCTGAGTCCCAGTCGTACACCCAGAATTGGTATAAATGCGCATATAGACCGTTCCTTGCTGGCCCGTCGTCAAGCTCAAGCTAGTAGCAATATCAACACTATAAGAAACAAAAGCATCGCGACTAGAAGAGACTTGAAAACATGTGTTTAGACTACGAGTCGTATAGCTAAATGATCGCGTTGGGATTGTCGGGATAGTTGGCTTATTGAAGATCTGAGCCACTCCAGAGACTGCATTCCAATCCGAATTAACTTGTGATGCTGGAATGTTAGGTTTGTTAAGAATTTGAGCAAATCCGCTAGATGCATTCCAATCTGCATTTACTTGTGCAGGCGCCGTTGCAGAAAGAATACCACTAGACCATGCCAAGCCATCGCCCAATGTCGTAAATGTCGGACTAGTTGGATCGAAAGTTAGAAAGCCTGGCGTCGATGGTGGACCGACAAGCAATTGCTGTGTGCCGGTATCATCGGAATTGCGTTTTAGCACAATCATCGAATCTGGCCCAGCATATGCAAGCATCGCCATGCCAAAAGTAATCAATGCAAGGATAGAACGTTTCATAGTTCACGCCTCCATGTGTTAGAACCAATATACATATAGGTATACATGTCGCTAGCAGACATCCCTGAGACAAGACCGTTCACAGTCGAACCAGAAACGCTGACAGTTGTGATGCTTTGACTAGTTGTAATTGTGCAACGTTGTCCCGCGACTGCCTGTGCAGAAGTTGGCATGACAATTGTAAGCGCTGCAATCCCTGCTGCTGGTGTCAGCAACATTAGACGGTCACTGGCATCATTCGTATAACTGACTGTCTGCCCTGTCGTCGGCGAGAATGCATCCACTCCCGGGCGAGTAGCCGCTTGGGCGCCAGAAGCGCTCATAGCTCCATTTCGATTGACCTGTGTCATCAGCTGGACTCCCCGGCATAGAATTCGACCGTTGCTGTACCAGAGCGGCAAATAGCGCTCACGAAATAAGCAGCATCTGCAGGAATAGAGAAATTCACATCCGCATTTGGAGCCACGTAGCAGCTGGTAGTAGAGCCATTGCTTGGCAGCGTGGCAATTGCAGTCGCAGATGTTGGACCAACAGCAATGAATACTGCGCCTGTTCCTTCATTTACTACGCGAAGAGTATTGCCAGGATTGGAAAGCTGAACTGGCGTCGGCGCGCTGGTCGTAGCTGCGAAAGTGGTGACTTTGGATTGAGCGCTAAAAAGATTTGCGGTCTGCATGATGTCCTCAATTGTTATAGAGATGAGCTTCCCAATCCATGCTGACAATCATGCTGTTATTGCTTGTGCCAACACATTGTGGAATAAAGTTGAATCGCTGTGCCACACGGATTTTAGTCTCAGCGCGCAATGTAAATGGCTGTAAATCAGTACATGTAATAGCTTTTGGCGCACTGACCGAGCCATTAGGATTTCGGAAATTAAGCCTGAAGTCGGCTCCTCGAGGAGTGCCTGTTAAGCCAGAAGCCAAGATTTTAGCTTCCATCGAGAAGATTTCGAGAGTTTTATTGATCGGCACAGTATAAACAGCATTCGATAGATTGCCAGTGAATGCCGGGATAATGCCACGTACTTTCGTATTATCTCCTGCACTGCCTGCAACACGGATGGTAATGTCACCCTGATTCTTTACTCGCTGGGCTGAAGATGTAATACGCCCAGTCACAGCTCCATTCAGCCATGCATATGATGCGGCATTAGGAAGAATTACCGGAGTCGTTCCGTTGAGATTAACTGTAAATGCTGCGATTTCGTTATAGCTGAAATCGAGAATAGTGAATGTAACTGTTTCTGAGCCAGATCCGCCTACCGTGTCATTAAGGCTCGCTGATACAATTTCCCAGGACTCATTAGCGGTAGGGAAAGTCATTTCACTGTTTACGCCAGCCCAAATATCCTGACCTGCAGATAAGCTACTGAAAGCTGTTGCAATAGATCTAGTGCAAAGCGCATTGACTCTCACCACGCCAGAAACAATGTTCCGGCTAACATCTGCCGTAAAATCGCGTTCAATGCCACCACCAGACCTGCTCATAGCTTACTCCTGTGTCTTGGCCTCCCCGAAGCGAACAATTTGCACTTGGAGTGGCGCATCTTTATCGCCTGTTACCTGTAGCGGCAAGAGCTTGGTATAAATCGTTCCCCAAAATACGCGCTCATTGGCCGGATCCTCTTTCACCCAGTCCAACATACGTTCCGCACCGCCTAACATCTCTGCCGTTTTAGCAATTACATCCTTGGCAGCACGAGTATTATGGTTCACCGCACCCTTAGGCTTGCCAGGATTGCCTTTTCCGAACCGACCCGTATTTTTCGGTTTCTCATCTGCAATTTTAGTCATTGACCGTCTCCTTGAAACGAATCAATATCGACATCAGCAGTCCAATCAGTACCGCATTTCGGGCAGATTACTTTATCGCCAATCTTTTCTAGCTTAATCAGTTTTGCTGGCAAATAATCTGTGGGAATGCATTTGCTGCAACACCACATATGCCGCTGCGTAAGCATAATTTGCTCGTACATTCTTATTCATCCAAGTAATTGGATGCCTCGGAATTGATATTGAATGGGATTGTAACGCTATTTTGACTGTTTGTTGTTTTTCTGTTGCGCTTCTCTTTTAACTGAGTAGGCAATGGCAACAGCTTGGTCTTTTGGCTTTCCGGCCCGGAGCTCGGCAATGAGATTGGCTTTAAAAGCTTTATCGGATTTGGAATGAGTAAGAGGCATAGTAATCCCCATAAAAAGAACCCGGCAGGGCGCCGGGCTTTAAGATCGCTGCCAGGGCTGGTATCTGGCTAAGCCTTCAGATAGAAGATGAATCTGGAGTTAGTGTAGTGCTTGTTTGTTGGCAATGCAAGTCATGCCGCCTCCCCAAACAATGCTGCTACCAATGGATCACGTTTTTTGCCTTCATTTCGGGCAGGAATCGTGATGATTTTGCGGGTGTCGCCTGTCATCGAAGACTTTGGCATATCCGCTCGCTTTGGCCTGCCAGGCTTTTTCCCTGTAGCCCGAGATGGCCGTTTTCCCCATATTGGCTCAGGAATGTCGTAGAACGTTCCAGCATTGGTCAAAGTGTAGATTCGCGCCGCGTTGCTCCTCGCTTGCGAGAATGTCGCTTTGCCTTCTTCGACTAGTTGGTTCAGATAGGTCAGTACCCGCTTCTTCTCCAGCCCAACTCGCGGAACCATTTCATCAGCAGTTTCTAGTCCTTCCATCATCAGCCGAATAATCCTATTCATCCGCGCATAGCCTATGCCAGCGCCTTTGTATTTTCCTTGGTTCATTCTTCATCTCCCCAAGGAACAATGTTATCAACAGAAATTGGCTCATAAATTGGCATCTTGCATGAATCGCATTTTATCGTATCCCCATTTTTTATCGGAGTTCCATCCAGCCATGTGGCTTTTGTTGCGTCGCTAACTTCTCCAGGCTTTGGCATTTCTTTAAGCAAAAATGCTGCTTGCCCGCAATCTCCATGAATGTATGCCCACATTTCATTTCTCCTTGTTGTCGGCGCGTCGATCGGCCAATGCTCCGTAAAGCTCGCATGCAGACTCAATCAACTGCTTCAGCGCATAGGCTCCGATAAGTGGCAAGCTGCAAATGAACGTCCAGGCGATGATCTGGTCTGCTTGCATGCCGTTTAGGTGGTCGAGGAAGGCTCTCATGGCATTACAAGCCAATCAAGTTTGTTAGCAATAACCAACCCAGACATTCCGTACATCATTCCAGCCGCAAAGGCCAACCATAACTCTTTCTCAAAATTATCTGTGTCCATCTTCTTCTCCTTCAGGTTATTGAGCTTCGATCTTTGGAACTTCCATATCAAGCGCTTGGTATGCAAATAGGATCTGCACCCAGATTAAGCTTTTATCGCGGCGCTCAGCACGATAAACAATTCGTTTTGCCCATGCCTTGTAGTCACATCCGTTCGTGGTCTGGGTCGGATATTTCGCCTCAGCTTCATATTTGAGCTGGTAGCTCATTTCACAGCCCTCAGGTCAGCCAGTAATGCTTTCACAGCAGCTTTTCCTTTCTCGCTCGGGCCAGCCAACAGAGGATGATTCTTGACGCCGGCCATCTTCACAATCTCTGTCGCGTATTCGGGCTTCCATTCCAATGCTGCATCAAGGCTTACCTGGCCCGTTTGCACAGCCTTGGCGAGCATAGAAACGACTCCATGGCGGTCTGTGCCATAGGAAGGGAAATAACGCGGCTGGCGGCCTTCTAGCTTGGCTCGATCGACTAGGCGTGTGTAGCAGTCCTTGAACGCCATCCGAGCTGCTATGCGGTCGCCAGCTTCGATAAGTGGAGTGGCGGCGGCAATGGCTTGTGCAATCTCGTCTGTCAGCATGGCCGATTCATGCTCGGACTTCGGCATTAGCGCCCAGGCTTCATCTGCACCGAGCCATTGGCCGTCGAGCTGAGCGGCGCAAAGCTTTGCGATGTCAGCAAGTTGTGGCTTGAAGTGACTCGACTTCAGATGCTGAGTTGCAGCAGCCATAACGGCGCCATCAGGGAATGCTCTTAACGCTTCCCACCACATTTCCAGACGGGGACCGACTACTTCGCCCATATCCGCATATTCGGCTTGTAGGACTGCGATTGCATTGCTGAGTTCTTGCTTTGTCGTCATGGTTGAGCCATCCATTCGTTGAGTGCATCGATCTGTCTTTGCATCCGGCTGTCAATGCCTGGGATCACATTAGGCTTGTCAGCATGGGCTATGAACTTGTCCACCCTTGGTCCATCACGGCAGATCAGCTCAATGTCGTTGTAAAGCGTGCTCCGATCATTCTTACCCATGCTGAATGGATCTTTCCTGCATCCGTCGATCGCCTTGCAGAGTTGTTCTGGCGTATAACCATCCTTTAGCCTGCCAGTAATCGCTTTCTTGCGCTTAGCATCCAACTGAGCGCGTGGCTTTTCCATAATCTGCTGCCAATAGGCAAAAATCCGAGCGGTCGGGCCGTCAGGCTCGACAGTGCTTTTGACTTTATCTATTGGTTTATGGTTAGTGGTTAGTGGTTTATGGTTAGGTTGCTCTGTGGTGCTACTTTCGTGCTCTTGTGGTGAACCATTCGTGCACGAATCGTCCTCTTTTCGTGCTTTCTTTTTGTTTTCCCTATCGATAGCGATCTGTCGATTGACTTCAGCACGACCACGATAGGATGCAAGTTCTTCTTCTACGCGAGCTTGCGAGTAGCGTTCGCCATCAAAGACAAAGAACTCATCGAGGATTCCTAGAACAGCCTGTTTCTCGTCTTCAGTGCGTGCTCTGGCCCAACGAGTAGCCTCTAGCAGCGTAGGAGCCAACTCGCGGTCATAGTAAGCATGAAGAATAAGCAGATAGATACCATGCTCAAGCGGCGACAGGTGGCCTGTCTTTTTTGCGTAATCGCCAACATGGATTTTGAAGTAGTACATAAATTTTCCGGTGCATTGGGGACGGGTCCTGGCCGGACCCCGCAGCAGGTTCGGGGAGGAAGTCTACTGACAAACCTACCCGTCTCCGATGCACCCCCACTGTTGCAGTAATCCATCTTCCTCGGCCAGGATTCAGATGGTGCTCAGGGTATTAACGCATTGCGCGCCAACATGTAAATTATCGCTCTCGTAACTAATTCCCGCAAGCACTTAGTTGTGAAATCTTACGGAGCGCTCGCTTAACGTTTACTCAAGCGAGCGCACAGCTGTGGCGGCGTCAATACATGCGAACTGCCTGCCAATTTTTCTTTGACGGGAGCCTTCTTCTAAGACCACTTTTGCGCATCGCTCACGCTCAGCCGCAGCTATAAGCTTAGCGAAAGCTAAAAGTGTCTCGCTATCGCTTACTGGCATCAGCTTTGGCGACTCTTGTCCGTGCATTGTGCTCAACATAAAGCCAGCTTCCATGGCAACCGAGATTATTTCTTTTTTGTCCATCATTTACCTCCTTCACAGCAAGCCAGCCATACCCACACCAAAGGAATCCAGCAAGAGAACGCGATAGCCCAGCCGAGTATGCGTTTAGCCTGGTTGCGGCGATCTTTGGTGTAGGGAAGATAGCCGCGCAGAGTGTTGTAGATTAGCTGCATCATGATTTCCCTTTCGGCTTTTCGGATAAGCCACGCCACTTATTTTCTTGAAAATACGATTCAAAATAAGCATGCGATGCACTAAAGCAACCATCTATAGAAGCGGAACGAAGGCCCCACTTCTTACCATTCCAATGTTGGAATGTCGGCCCGTCTTCTGGATCGTACACCTCATAAACACCAATATGAATTGGCTTAATTTCTCGTTTAAACCATGGCGTCTTTTTCATTCTCTTTCTCCTATCAGTTTCTTCAGTTCGTGGGCTTTCTTACGATATGAATCGCGGATGACCAATATGTCATCGATGCTCCATTTTTTGGTACTAAAGTCAGACTCCAACAATTCGACACGGGATAAGCCGATTCGGGCGATAAGACCAATGCGATAATCCACGGCGCGGCCTGAGTCATAACGATTGCATTTTTTGCATTGGCCATGAGCATTGTCTTCATGAAATCGAAGGTGAGGAGCGGAACCGACAGAGCGCCAATGCCCACAATCGTATCCACCACCCATTCTCCCTCCAGAGAGTGAGGCCCCACAACTGATACAGTTTTTATCGGCATCCCGGAGCCGAATGAAGCTATTGAACGCAACTTGTGCCTCCTTGATATAATCTCGCTTCGTTTTAAGTGCCTGTAGGCCTTTCTGGCGCTCCTGGCGGTCTTTCTTGGCTTTCTCTTGCTTCACATATTCCTGTGCGCATTCAGGGCCGCACGCTTTCTGAAGGCTAGAGCGCGGCGTAAAATATTCGCGGCAGACCTTGCACTTTTTGGATCGGATCTTTGGCGCTGGCTTCATGGGCTTGAACTCACCTGGCCTCATTCAACTTCCTTGTCGCATTTCGGCATAGCTTGAGCCATTCGGATCAGCGTTTGCTTACCGCGTTCATCCATCATGGCGAACAGGGCAACCAGGGAACCGATGCGATCATCAGACATGAGACGTTGCAAAAGTGCGTCATCGACTCGTCGGCGATGTTGATCATTCCATTGACCTTGATTGAGTTTCTCAGACATGTCTTGCTGAGATTTGTACATATGAATTGCTGCTTCTGCGTTACCCATCATGCACTCCATTGAATGTTAATTTCGCTTCCGAAGGCATAAAGCCACTCGATGAAGATTCCAGCTAATTTCACCGGAAATCGCCTTGTCTGCACGCCAAAAACAACAACTCCTGAACCGTCCAAAGATGGCGCCATTTCGACCTGATCCATGGATTGCCAGAGCTGTGCAATATCTGGATCTTTGAACGTATCTCGGCGGAATTGATCCACGAGCAAACGCTTCATATCTTCAGCAGACCAGATCTTGCCGCAATGCTCAAACTGCTTGGCGATATCGCAGATCATTGCGTGGTACTTTTCTTCTTGCTCGCGGCTTTTCTTTGGCAGTGGATCATCAATCACGATGCGCAGAGGCCTCTCATCGTCCAAAGGAAGCGCAGGAATCAGTTCAATCAATCGGCCCTGAACTTCGACCGATCGCAATATGAACGTTCGCTTTTCGAATGGTGGCCTATTCATGTTCGTTCAGAAGCTGCTGAATACGGCGAAGAGAGATGGGATAAGCCTCCATCATTCGCACAATGATTGTAGGACCGAGTTTCACGCGACCAGCTCGGACATTGCATAGTTGGCTGGCAGAAATGCCCAGGCTTCGCGCTAGATCAGCATCATTCGGCACATTCTCCTCTCGCATGATTGTGTCGAACAGATTGTTGGAATTTTGACCAATGTTCATTTCATCCTCATTTCGTTGTTGATAACTTCACTATACACTTTACGGCACGCATGTTCAAGTCTATTTGACATACGTTGCGATTTTTAGACGAACAACATTTGTGTTGACATGAAGTGCACCGTGTTCTAAGATTCATCCATCAGCAGCGCATTGGGCGCGGCGAGTAACTGGAGAAGAAAATGAAAGCAGCAGAATTCGGCATCAAACACAAAGTAACGGGCCTGTTCTTCGGCGGCTTTGATAAAGACAATACGCC